AGCGGCAATATCACGTACCTACACTCCTGATCGAGGACTCGGTGCAGCGGATTACCCGCAAGATCCAGCAAATCGAGCAGGGTCCAAGTATTGCACCGGCGCTGGCCGCGGGGAAACCGGCGCTGCCCACCGGCACCGAGGCCCGATCCCCCGCGCCAGATTCACCCCCGGGGCGGAGAGAACCGTCTCGCGGTCCAGGAGAGGGCATGCCGCCGCTGAGCCGCTCGTATACGCTTGCCGAATTGCGCGAGCTTTGCCGTGCCAACGACCTACCGACCGATGGAGTAGCCCAAGAATGCGCATCAAGGCTCCACTCCGCAGGAGTCCAGCTGTAGTGCAGGGTTCTTTGTTCGAGGATGAGGGAGAACGTCTCAAAAGAGAAGCACTCGCCCGCGTGGATGTACCGAGTTTGAGTGAGTTCGTATGCTCAGTGATTGAACATTGGGACAAAGGTTTCCTGTTCACGACCGACGACATCTGGCCTTTCGTCCCTGATCACCTACAACCCAAGGAACCTCGAGCAATGGGTGCTGCGATGGTTCGCGCGCGCGGTCGAGGCCTTTGTCAGGAGACCAACAATTTCGTTCCAACTCGCCGCCCAAAGTCTCACAAGTCGCCACAACGAGTCTGGATGCGGATTTAGCCGGGGGGTAGCCGTGATGATGATCAGCGGAGAAAGGAACCTGCGTCCCCACAGGGAGGACGTCAACAGTCAATCGATTCACGCTGAAGGTTCCGGCCCCCGGCTATGACCAATGACATCTACAAGCAGGTCTGGGCGCTGCTTAGAAAGCGCATAGAAGAAAAAACATCCTGGGGTCGTAACGAACTAAAGACTCTGATGGCTGAGTGCTTGGAGCAAGTCCTTGACCAACAGGAGTAAAACCAAAGGCACAAAGCCCTGTAAAATCTGGACAGGGAGCACCATTAACGGGTACGGTAACTTGGGTGTTGAAGGTAAAACGTGGCTGGTCCATCGATACGCCTACACTCAAGCCTACGGCCCGATTCCGCCAGATCAAGATGTCCACCATCTCTGTGACGAGAAGCTCTGCTACGAACCCGAGCATTTGTTCGCTTGTACGTCCCGTGAGCACCATGAAATGCATTACGGTATGGTGTGCTCGAAATGCGGAGCGTCCGAATGGAGGCGCAAGAAGGACGGACGCCGAGTTTGTGTCCCCTGCCATAAGGCGTACATGAACAAATACAATCGTACGCCCTCGATAGGTTGGAGACGTACGCGATGAACAAGTCGAAAATGAAGGGGACTCGCTTCGAATCTGAGCTATGTCAGTATCTCAACGCCCGCGGACTCCCGTGTGAACGTCGTGCGCTCACCGGCACCCAGGACAAAGGGGACATCGCAGGCATCCCAGCCTGGGTGATCGAGGCGAAGAACCAGAACTCATCCAATTGGGCAGAGTGGATGGATGAGACGGAACGAGAACGTCGTAACGATCATGCCGATTTCGGACTCTTGATCGTCCGGCGTCGACTCAAGGTGATCGAGCGCGCCTATGCTGTGCTTCCTTTGGTGCAGGCGGTATCGTTGATCATCGACGACGTGGAAGCTCGTTGAGGACCGAGCCATGACCGAAGGTGGCAGCGGAGACTTCGCTGTGCGACTCATCTGTTGCGACCGCGACGCTGGTTACCAAGTCTGCGCTGACGCCGACGCCGCCCATCAGTTCCGCGACGAGTGGGTGATGAGTGGCGAATCCGATGCAGCATCAGGTTGGCGGCACGATCGCGTGGGCGTCGTTGTCAGATGCGCTCCGCAACCACTCGGTTGGGCGGGGTGGATACGTCGGCTTGACGAGCGGGAGAGGACCGAACCGTGAGCGACGATCCCGTCACCTTCGAGGTGGAACGCCTACAACGGTGGGGAACAGAGTGGCAGACGCTTGCCCGCGAGTATCGGGAGCGTGCGGAGGCTGCGGAGCAGGAACGCGACGCCCTCCGTGAATGGATCGACCGGAACCTCGTCGGCGACCTCGACCAATGGTTGGCAAGCCGGGAGAGGACCGAACCGTGAGCCTTCTAAACGAGCATCAGTTGACACGGATTGAGCACGACCCACGCGCATCATCTGATCCGTGGTCGGCCGCGGCCATCGACGCCCTGGTCGCGAATGTCCGGACATTACGCGACGCGCTCACCGCGTTGTTCGACTACACGACCTCGCATACGGCGATCGGATTGGATGATCCTGCGCTCTCGGTTCGCCAGAGCGCTCTCGCCGCGGCCAAGGAGGCGTTGGCGAACCGGGGGAGGACCGAGCCGTGAGCGGCTGGCTTGTGCTTGTGCTTGTGCTCGTAGCGTTGCCATTCATCCTGAACCCGATCCTGCGCTGGTGGATACGTCGGCTTGACGAGCGGGAGAGGAACGAACCGTGTTGAGGCGGAGGGACAGGCCCCGCAGTTGCCCGTCCCCCGCCTCGACCTAACTGTGGATCCACATGGGGATGAACGTCACGAGCGCGGCCCCAGCGCTGATGAACGTTGCCCACCATGCCTTCACAGTATAGGCGAACACCGCGGCGACGACGAACAATATGAACGCTGCCAGGTAGATGACGAACTGAGCACCGTTCGACATCGTGTGGACGGCGAGCAGGTTCACTTCTTCTTGCCCTTCGACATCTTGCTGAGCGTCTTGGCGAGGTTCGCCTGGCGCTTGGTCCGGGTGTCGGCCTTCGACCCCTTCGCCGTTACCTTGTTGGCGTAGGCCTGTGTGGACATCCCGGCCTTCTTGGCCTTCGCGGTGAACGCCCCAGGGCGCTTGATCGCACCCTGGATGAAGTTCTTGTTGCTGGACTTCTTAGCTGCCATCGGACTCCTTCGGTTGCTGGTCTTCCCACCACTCCTTGACCCCTGCCGCCACGTCGACCTGAACTTCACCTTCCGGAAGATCGGGAGGCGGAGGCGGGACGTCGACGACGATCGCCTTGACGTGGGCACCCGGCGCATACCCGGAGCCGACGACATCGAAGACCTCACCGGTCGCCTGATTGTAAACCACGACCTCCTGGTCGGGGTCTGTGTTGAGTTCGTGGATGATTTCGGTACCGCTACACATCAGCAGGGTCCCATCGTTGAGTTGGTCGCCAGCTGGTGACCGTTTGGGTGGTGCGACTCATTGTCAGACCCGGGGGTCTGCATGTTCGTCGCGCCCTGCATCGGCATGGGGTGAACCGGCGGATGGACCGCCTTGTCATTCTTCTTCTTGGTGTACTTCGTTCCCTTGACCTTCGCCATCAGTTCCTCCTACTTGATCTTCCCGGCCTTCTTCTGAGCGTACAACGCCCTCAGTTGTTCGGTCGCTTGCTTCTTCGACATTGCCTTCTTTGAATGCTTTCGGCCCGTACCTTCGGTTACGACTTGATAACCGCCTCTTACCTTTTGGAGTTTCCACGGCATGGTTTCCCTCGATTGCCTTCAAAAGTCGATGCCAGCGCCACTCTGTGACCCCGTAGTGGACAATAACGAGCACGACTGCTATTGCGCCCCAAGGCCAATCATTGACATCAATCTTCATCTCACCTGGTCTGGTCGATCCACTTCTCCCAGGATGCGAAATCCTTCGTCTGTCGGCGGCTGAACGACTTGCCGTCCACCATCGTCACCCACACCTCGATGCTTTGGTCATCGTTGGTGAACGCGGTAACAGTCGCGAAGTTGCGGAAGCCGTCCGTGAGATCGCGCCAATCGGACCAGTCGCCGCCCTTGGCGTCGCGGATCTTCATGTACAGTTTCTTGTCGCCGCCCACCTGGAAGATGACAGGGCGTCCGTCATGGTTTTTCGCATTGGCAAGATCGGTCACGTCATCCTCCGGTTCCGGTGGTTTGGGTTGTGGTGGAGCGCTCACCCGACACGCGTTTTCGATGTCGCTCCATCGATCCATTGAGCGGTCGCCGGGACACGCAGTTGCCGATCCTGGCGAGTTCTTGTGTGCGATGACCTCGGGTTTGGCGGTAACCTCGCCGCGGTTGTACGCGTCCATGAACGCAGCATGCAGCACTTCGATGTCGTGGTCGGTGACCGAAGCATCCATCCTGTTCCCGCTAAAACAGGGCGTCCAGTCCTCACCATTGAAGTTGAGCGTTGCCCAATTGTCAGCAGCAGAACGCCAGCGCCTGAACGTATCGGTCCCGATACCGCAGCAATAGCCGCCATGACCAAACCGATCGCATTGAGCGGCTGTACAAGGACTGCCTCCGCCTTCGTGGTGGATTGTAACGCGAGTGACTGCCATGATGCTCCTCTCAGATCGGATTCGCCGCCGGACCACCATCACTGACGGTTAGTACGGCCGGACCTGGGTCACCATTTGCAAGTGTGGTGCAGTTGATGTCCACACTTCCCGCTGTCGAGAGTGCCTGAACGGTGAAGTCATGAGAGCCAGCCGCCAGGTTGATCCGCATACGCCCGCTGACAGATGCTCGCTTCCCAGCCGGAATCGATTGATTGAAGATGGTCTGCCGGAACGCTCCGGCATCGACATAGATCCATACTTTAATGTCACCATCAAGCACCGTTCCTTTCATCAACAACGGCATGATCAATTCGATGTCAGTAGCCCGATTGCCGACTACGGTTATGCCGGTGACGGAAAGGGAGGTAACCGCCGTGATGCCTGTGATGCCGAGCTGGTCGGTTGTCTTGGTGGCCGAACCGTACTCGCCCCACGCCATGTTCCACGGCGGGGTCCAGCCGGTGGTTGTCGTCTGATAAATAAGAAACTTGTGGGTGTCGGTCTCCCAGATCATATCACCGGGAGATGGACTAGCCGGTCGAGTCGAGGACGTGCACGTGTGGACAACTCGATAGCCGGTCTCACTGAAATCGGCCAGTGCGATCGTCCCGTCGAGAAGCTCGTTCGACGTGATCGCCCCCGGTGCAATCTGCAATGCTGTCAACGTGTTATTGACGAGCTTGCCTGCCGTGATGGTCGCATCTGCGATGTCCCCGTTTACCACCGCCAGATTCTTGATGGCGGCCGAGTCCACCACTCCTGCTGCGAACATGGACGACAGATTGATCGCCCCGTCATTCAGCTTGTGCACGTGATCAGCACGAACCAGCAGGTTTGAAGATCCTGGGGCGATCGCTGTTCCCACACCGACTGGCGTACCCGTCATCCCCGCTACGTTGGTCGGAGGACGCGAGCCGTCGGTCCGCAGGTATTGGGTGTGGTCGTCCCTCGCCGTGTTGAACACGTGATCAGCGAATGTGTCGAAGGAGTCCGCGTCCTCGCAGTGTTGAATCTGTGCACCCACACCATGCGCAGCCGCAGAGGTTCCGTCATACCCGCGCTGCGTGAATGCGATCGTGTTCGGAGTTCCTGCAGTTAGGGAGGTGCAGAGGATCTTCTCTTCGTTGGCCAACCCAGGATCGATCCGAATGACAAACGGATACGACACGCCCGTCGGCCAACCAGTCACCGTTCCGTCGGCCTGACAGTTTGTAGAGGCGGCGTTGATGGCGGTGTTAAGCGTAATAATCCCCGCGCCGCCTCGGTATTCCTTGCGTCCAGGCATGTTAGTACTCCGCTGTAACGAGGGACACCGTGATTATACCCTCAACGCTGGAACGGTTAGAGTTCATTCCCCAAACCTTATCCCAAGTAATCTCACGCACCGTGACCAAGAATTGCTCCAATCCCAACTGGAACGTGACAATCTTGCCTTCCAAGATAAGACTCTGCAGGAAGTTGTACTCGGCATAGGTGACGTAACTAATATCCTGACCTTCCTGTGTCTGACTCAGAATGGTCTCCGACATCTTGATTGGAATCGTGAACTGCTCGAGCAACATCGGCGTGGGGAGTGCCCGTAAAGAAACGCGCCTAACAATCGGTGCAACCGCAGCATTGGATGGAGGACGACTGAGGATGAGGGTCGGCTCGTACCAGTCGTGCGTCTCGCTGACGATTCCCAAGCCGTATGCCCGTCCGATGCCAGTTGAGGCATTGCCTGGACCTCGCTGTCCCACCGAGCTTATAGCAGTTGTATCGTCAAGCACAGTAGCCGAGATAATCCCATCGGTGTTTCCAGCTAGCGGATCCGACACGATTTCTATGCCAATCCATGCCTTCGGTTCGTATGTCCCCCACCGAAACCGGCCCATATCGAGCTGGCCCTGCGGCACCTTATTGGTCGCATGTTGCCGGACGATTCCCACCCCCGCGATCGCGAAGTAGGTTTTCCGGTTATATCGAGCGACCGAAGTGACTTGACCCTGATTCGTGTACATCAGGTCAGTGGCCCAGGCCGGGACCAAGTTATCTATGTCAGAGAAGGAAGAAAGATCAACCCGTCCGAGGCCCGTACTCGTCGAGTCGTACGCAGTCCAACCGAACCAAACGTACTTGCCCTCGGGGATGCAGCATCGAACGTCGCTGCTTGTGTCGATGACCGGAGAAATACTGAGCGAGCCATCTCCTGCAATCGCTGCAAGATGAAACCCATTGGATGCGCAAACCAGAACGAATGACCCGTAATAGCCAAGCGCTCGAACCGAGAACCCCTTGGGAACCGATCCTGAGTAGATTCCTGGTCCCAGAGTCCCGTCTGTCTTGGTGCCGACCCGATAAATCTCGTTGACATCGGCGCTCTGTCCGGCGAAGTACGAGAATCCAGGACTCCCTGTGATGGCAGCAAAAGTGAAATTCGCGTTCAGATGGGTGAAGATCAGGTTGACTGTGCCGTCGGCGCGAACCTCACGAATCTTGTTTGCATCGCATCCCCACAGCCAACCGTTTGCCCATTGTACAATCGCTGGCGAGTACGTCGCTGCTGCACCAGGAAGCGCTGTACAGGTGATTACTGACGAGTCACTTACAAACATCCCCGTCGTGGTGGAGATGTAGACCCGCTGGCCGTCGGTAGTAAAATCTTTGATTGTTCCGGTCAGCCCCGTCAACGTCGCAACGGTCGGGGTCGTCGCGTCTGGGTTGGATGTCCGTTTGAGAGTGTTGCCATCGAGGAAATACAACCAAGATCCGAGCGACACAAGCTTGAGCGAATTGATGGACGCAATCGCCAACTGCGTGTCAGGCAGCAGCGTGATCGCGTTCGGTGTCCACGGATCGATACCTTTGGACTTGTAGAACTGCCGTGGTTCAATCTCGATACGGACGTTGAACGGCTCGAGCGCTCGGTCAGCCCAGACTTGTCCTGCACCCAGCGACCAGTCACTTCTGGTACGCTTCCATGCTCCAAGTGGATTGAGTGTCTGCTCACCGGGGAGAGCATTGGAATCTCGAGCTTCCCGGAACGGACTGACTGTCTGACGCTGAAAGCCCTCCCACTCACAGATGTAGCGACGGCCTCCGATCGAAATCGGTAGTGGCCACATCTCCTCCTGAGAGATGACAACCTCGCCACCATGGAACGGAGCATCGAATGGCTCAGAAATCCCCATCGGAGGAACAAGAGTCATCGGCCATACACTCCGTATAGCGAGCGCAGCCGCGAGATTTCCTCAGCCAGCCGACCGTCACGCACGAGCTTCAAGTTCCGCCCGAGTGCGAGATTAGTCCCCGCTGGAACCTCTTGCGAATTGCGGCCCTCGCTCTCGATTTCAGTGAAAAGCCGACGAGCCTCACGTCCTGTGATCAACCGCCAGGCTGCGCCATACTTAAGTACGTCAGCAGCTGAATCAGGAATCCCCGAATCACTAAGTGGTGACAATTCGGTCCATCCTGCCGGATCATCAAATGGAAGGGCAACCAGAATACGAATTTCTCGTCCCTGGTCGTAGATCTTGGCCAAAAAGAGATCAGCGGATCCTGCCTGGAACAGGTCTTTTTCAAAGCGCCAACCATTCAGTGGAATCCAGCGATTCACGTCAGGATCGTCTGCTCGTCTCCACACCCGTACCGTGCGAATGATCTTATCGCTGTCCAAAGCAGTCGCCAGGTCAATCGATGAAACCGATGCTGGCAGAGATATGTCGATCTGTTGCACCTGAAACATGGAAATCGGCCATGATCTGGCTTCTTCTTGCATCGAGGCGAGAATGACCGATCGAGCGAATCGCGGGTTAAGCGAAACCCCGAGATTGGCTACATGGGGGACAGCCGTCGTTCCTCGGACTCCCCGGATGACGACTGCTGTCTTGGCTGTCTGGTTGATCCCCTTGGGAACCACATACATGAGTTCCTGTTCGATTTCCAGATAGGAACCATCGCCTACTCCGGCGAAGGGATGAATCACCGTAAGGACTGAATCCGTATCAGATATCGGATTCAGGAGCTGGTTGAAGTGCGCACGATAGGTGCCGAGCAACGTCTCGTTGAGCAAGTCATCGATCAGCTCTTGGATCAGCATGCGGCCTCCTATGCCAGCCTAACACGTCAGCCAGCAGGCTGCAATCCCAAAGAGGACTTCATCGCCAGGTTATGATGAGAACACTGCCCGCTGCCCCGGTCCCGCCATCTCCGCTTTTGTTGGTGCCGGACGCGCCCATTCCATTGCCGCCACCACCGCCGCCACCGCCTGCAAGAGCACCATTTCCACCATTACCCCCACTACCAGCAGAAGCACGTCCACCGCCCCCGCCTCCTCCACCGCCAGCGAGCATCGAGTTGGGAACAAAGGACGTACCTGGCGAGTTGGCCGGTGCTCCATTAACACCTTGGCCTCCCGCTCCACCACCGACAGCGCCGCCCCCATTTACTCCAGACCATCCATATGAGCCAGATCCACCACCCGCCGCGGTGTTGTATGCATTCGCATTGGTAACACCACCTCCGCCACCGCCTCCGCCCCCGACCAAGAACGTTCCTGAGGCTATTCCTCCATAGCCCGAGACAGCGTTAGCATTGACTGTAGCACCCATACCTCCCGCCGCGCCAAAGAACATACCCACTCCAGCAGGTCCACCCGCAGTCGTCGCCGTCGTCACTCCCGAGTTTCCGCCATTTCCGCCTCCACCACCACTCGCATACAACCGAACCGTGCCTTTGATTGTCACCGTCGAGGGCGTGCCGACTGTTCCGTCGTTGCCTTTCCCTGTTGCAGTGACACCTGCAGCTCCCGGTCCCCCGACACCTACCACAACAGTCTCGGTCGCGTTCAAGTCGGAGGCGGCGAACACGGCATCGAGAGCGCTTCCACCTGCTCCGCCGCCCCCACCCTCAGCACCTGTCGAAGCTGGAGCCTTCCCGCCTGCCCCCCCACCGCCACCCGCGCCGGTCATTTGAATCCGTACCAATTTTGCGCCGGGGGGTTTAGTCCAGGTATACGTGCCTGCTGCGTAGAATTCTTGGATGTCGACTGAAGAATCCCAAACCGTATCGTAGTCGGTCCCCGAGTTCTTGATGAGATGCTGTCCGGGTGTACCGCCAGCTGGAACGCCCGGACCTGTCGGACCTGTCGGACCAGCAGCACCTGTGGTTCCTGTCGGTCCTGTGGGACCCGCTGGACCCTGCGGTCCTGGGACAGTCGAAGCTGGGCCTATCGGACCTTGCGGTCCTGTAGCGCCTGTGGCACCTGGATTGCCCTGCGGTCCCTGCGGACCCTGAGCGCCGGTCGCACCTGTCGAACCTGCCGGTCCCTGTGGACCTGTAGGTCCCGGTGGCACCGGTTCCCACGATGAATTGGTCCCATCGGTCTGCAGGAACTCGCCCGCATTCCCCGCTTGAGGCGGAAGAGGCGATCCACCGCCACCCTGAGGATCGACAATATCGACCCAAAAGTGAGTGTGGGGAGGAGGCATCTCTCGGTCTGTCATCGACCGTGGCTCTCCCGTAAACCCGCTGTCTCCACTGGCACCGAGGCCCGGTGCCCACGGCCTGGTTTACCCCGAGCGCTCCTAGGACCGTCCCGCTGTTCAGGACGGGCGGCTCTGGCCACCGGCCCTCATCGCCACCGGATGGACATCGACGCCGGTAGTGTCCCAGACACTACGTTGACGAAGATCTTCCCGTTCACGTAGAGCGGCGCTGGACCGAAGAACGTCGTGTACGCTCCCGCAGCTGCCATAAGTAGTACGTCGATAAGCGTGCCGGTTGCGCTCCCATCGCGAATCTCGACGGTCGCCGCAGCCGCCGCATTGGCAACCATCCCGCAGTATCCAGATCCTGCAGGCATCGCAGCTTGGACACCACCCGCTGTCACCGGCGTCGTAACCGTGTAACCGAGGTCCATGTTTCTCCTTCCGCATACGAGGGGCAGAGCACTTCCACCGAACTCCACCCCTCGCAGGCAGTCGCCGCCGAGCGATCAGGTAAGAGCGGTGAATCGACCAGCGTGCGGGAAGCGCCGGACCTTCATCGTCTTCTCGCTCACGATTTGGCCCTTGATCGAGTCGCCGGTCTTGGCCAGCATCTCGAACACCAGCGGACGCAACGTCGTGATCTGCGTCTGCTCACGCTCGAAGACAAATACGTCGGCTGTCCGGCACCAACGGTCGAGGATCAACGAGATCCGACCGAAGTCGGAGTCGAAGTAGTCGACCACCGTGCCACGCACGTCGTCGGGACGCATCACCTGGATCTGACCCGAGGACGTGAAGCCGGAGGCAAGACGCTTGTTCTTGGACCCCATGATCGCACGATCGGGAGAACCGCCGTTGTCGTAGCACGCTTGGAGCATCGCCAACAGCGCCGACTCTGCGAATGTCGTCGTAGCCGAGTCGATCACCGAGCCATTGCCAGTAGTGAGGAAGTAGGCGAGGCCGCCCATCGTCCGCCACTTGTTCGACGTGTCGTCAGCACGAACACCATAAAGCAGAGCCTGCTCGAGGGTGATCCATTGCTCCTTGGTCCGGTTCGCAACTTGGTGTTGGAACTCGGTCGTGCCGCCGAGGCCGTACTTCCGCACGACGTTCTCCGTGCCCGACACCTGGATGGCAGTCGGACCGAAGATCTGCGTGAGGTTGTATTGGCCTGTCCGGTCCACCCACCGAGCCGGGTTCGGGTCGGAACCCTCACCAAGCGCCTGGCCCAAGTTCAGGACCACGGCCTGGTCGTTGTGGGCCACCGCCGTCGAGCCGCCGTAGGCACGGACAACCGTAAGGACATCCGCAGCGATCGACGTAACGCGCATGTACTCGGCATCGATGATGATGATGTCACCGGCTCCGAAGCGAAGACCCTGGCCGGTCGAGACCGTCACCGCTGTCGCCACGTTCGTGAGCGCGCCGATGTTGAGGGACTTCGGGGTGAGCAGCTCTTCGTGTAGCCACTCAACCTTCTTCTCCGTTGCAACTCCCATGGGGAGCACGGTGCGACCGTCCGCGCCGATGCCGCCGGTGATCGGCGTGTCTGTCGGAGTGAGCAGATTGATCAGGTCTTCCATATCAAGCATGATCCCTGTTACGAGATCATACGAAAGAGCTGTGCCTGGTGCAGGCATTCAACTTCTCCTTCTATGTCGCGCCTGCAGCATTCCGCCGCAACGCATCCTCGTACCGATGACGGTTCTCTGCGAACCGCTTAACCGTGATGAGCGCACCTGACGCCGCATCCCGGTAAGGCATTCCACGCGCATCCAGGGCCAAGCCTCGCTCCCAGGAATTGCGATCTGCTGTACCCTCCGGGGGAATACTGTTTCTCGCCGACCCTCGACAGGACGAATGGACCTGGATCGTTCTGAACTTGCACTCACGGCAACCATCGACCGGCTCGGGATGGAATCGATCGTGCATTTCCGTCTCGCAAGCGAAGCAAAGCTCATCATCACCATTGCACACCCAATCGGGCGAGCCGTGAAAACAAGCTACCATCCTAGGTCACGCCTCCGCGGATCGAGCTTCTCAGGATCCCACTGAGCACGAGGATCGGGAGCACGACCAGTGGCCTTCTCTCCGAACCCCGCAGCAGCGATCTCGTCGAATGCACGACCAAATGCTGCTTCCTGCGTGGACCCGGCATCGAGCATTTCCTGCCCGACCTTGAGCGCCGTGATCCGTGGATCCTCCGAGGGAGTTTCGGCATCCGGCTTAGCACCACCCGAAGCGACCTGCCGATCCAGTGTCTGCCGACGCTCTTCCGGATCGGTAACATCGCCGGACGGCCCGTCTTCCGGTGGCCGAACCAACCCGTAGCTCTTCGCGGCCTCGAGCACGGCCTCGCTTGTGAGGTCGCCCCGGTAGCCCTCAAAGAACAACTTGTTGATCGGCTGTTCTGCCGACTCAGGATCAAGGCCAGCTCGCAACATGAGATTCTCGAGCTTCATGTCGTGTTCGGCCTTCTCACGCGCAGCACGCTGACGCCGAGATTCTTCCTCGGCTGCAGGATCTGACTGCGGTTCCTGTTCGGGTTCCTCGGTCGGAGGTGTATAAGTCATGAACCTTCCCCCTGTCTGCGGGTACAGGAAACGAACGCCTCGGCTTGAATCACGTTGACTGCGAGGCAGATGCCAACGGAATCGCGGCGGCCATTACAGCTCACACCTAAGCGGCCACTTTCGTAGCTCACGCCTAAGCCAGAGTCTAGCAGAGCAGCACGCGCCTGCAAATGATCGGCGCTACCTGCTCCCAGCACCAACACTCCCAAGACCACCAGCACCATAGCGGTTCGGATCGAAGTGCTCGGCTCCCTGCATGGAGGCTGCCCGTTGATCAGCCTGCTCGCTCATCTTCTGAGTGGCCTTTGCGTCTGACAACAGCCCAGCCGCCACGCCTGTTGTGGCCGCAGTCCCGATCGACGCTTCACCGAATCGTTGATCAAATATGCCTTGGGACTGCCACTGACCGATTTGCTCCGCACCCTGCTTGATCGCAGGCGCTTGATTCTGTTGCTGTGTCGCCACGAGTTCGGACACCCTCTTGGACACCTGCACCTGCTGCTGCGCCAAGTATCCACCGACTTCCGCCGCACCGATCTGATGCATGATGGCCGGGGCTGCTTTCTTCGCATCGAGAGCCATAGCTGCCAATGCTGAATCACCCTTTACTCCGTAGTACTCATACATCGCGTCCTTGATCGCCTGCGGAGCCTGAGCGACCGCCATATACGCATCGTTGACACGCGTACCCAACTCCGACAGTGAGACCCCCTGAGCGATCAGGTTGGTAAAGTCGTGCCAGTTGTTGTAGAACGTATCTGGCATACCAGCTTGACGCATCAGATCATGGGCCTGCTGTTCGTAGGCAAGCTGCTGAGCCTCAGTCATCTCGAATCCTTGGGACACCTGAGCGAGACGACCAGCGAAGCGTTGCTTGTAGAGTGGCTGGTCTTCCATCTCGAGGTGCACCAGGTCCATCGAGTTGGTCTCTTTGAAACGGTTCCAGGCCCAATTAGCCAAACCGTCCAGACCCCACTCGTGGAGCTGAGACCGTAGAACTCCTTGAGCTGTGGTGTCAACCATCACGCCACCCCGAACTTCTGACGGATTGAACCGACCAGGCCCGCCGCCGCGTTCATCCCGTTCTCCGACGAGTCATACCCGTATTTCGGGTCCATCTTGATGTGCTGGTCCCACTCGTCCATTGTCATTGATCGACGCTGGCCTGTCTTGGGGTCGACGTGATCAAGACCCTCTTGCCACTTCGTGGCACTGAAGTTCATATCATTGGGATTGAGACCAAGAGTTTGCGACGCCTGCTGGAAATATGGGTCTGCAAAATCTCTCAGAGTCTTTCCCTGAGTCAGAGCTTCCCGAATGCCCGGGTCCTGATAGCGGGTCATGGCATTTTTCGCCAGGTTGTCCTTGTACGTATCCACTGTCGCCGTACCCGCCAAGACTTCCTTTGTCGCAGCGTCCAACAGACCGTCGGCAGAAGGAGTAAGATACGCCTGGTTGAGTGCCTTGAGTTGAGTGCGGATGACCCCCGCTGTTCCATGATCCCACGAACCTGTGTTGGCGTTGATGATGTTCTGCGTCAGCTGCTGATCGTTCCAACCCGAACTCAACGCCTGCGTGGACAGCGCCATGAGCTGACCCGACGTCAAATTGAAGCCCATCATCCGAGCCTTGTCGAACGTCGCCAGATACTGCTGCTGGACCGACTTTAGCGCACTCGCCTGATCGGTCATGTTGAGCAAGTACCATTGGCGCTGCGCGTCAGAGTGCGACTTCCACCAAACCGACGCCTCGAGGTTCGACTGCAGGATTTCCGGTGGCCACTTTTGGTCGGTGGCCTTCTTGAGAATCCCCGCAATCTCGGGATTGTCCATGTAGGGGGCAAACGACGGGTACTTCTTTTTTACTTCATCTTGCCACCCCGTCATCCCCGCAGTTTCTTGAGCCTGGAAGTACGCAGTCTCAGAAGGGGAAAAGTACGCCTCCATCGGGACAAGCTGCAGACCACCCGACATCCACTGAGCAGCATCGTAATCCTGCTTCCGCTGCGAGATTGGAAGCGCGTAGTAATCAGCGGTGCCGGGAGTAGGCATTACAACCCCTCATTCTGCAATGCCGCGATCTGATCGACTGAAACCTCACCGCCACTGGCCTGAGATGCGGTGTTCCAGAAGTCTTGAGTATTATACAGCCACGACATCCCCTTGTACGGTCCCCAAGGCCGAGAGCCGCCGTTCTTATACATATCGGCTGCCGCTTGAGCGGAACCCTCCGCTGTTTGCAGCATATCCACTGAGTACTGCGGATGCATGCCGCCGATCTTGTTCACCTGGAACAGTCCGTATGACTGATCACCAGTCCCAGCGTTAAGGTTCGCATTGCCCGCGTTGTATCCAGACTCACGCCCAGCAATCGCTACGAAAGCAGCAGCATGCGCCGGATCGAGACCATTCGCCTTCAATAGCTGGTACAGCTTGGCCGGATCAACATTACCGGTGGTGTGCCCACCAGTAGAAGCTTGAGCCATCTGCTGCGGATTCGTCGGCTGTTGCTGATCTTGCTGTGCCGCATCCTGAGTCCCAGCAGTCGGCAGTTCGCCCTTCAAGATCGACTGGAAGTTCACGAGCTGTGTGTGCAACGATCCATATGGATTGGCTCGAGGCTGACCTGTCGCCGGATCGTTCGGATGTCCAGCCGTCATCTGCTGGGGATCTGCAATTACGTTGCCGTTCTTATCTCTCGCCCATGCAGGCTCAATATGCCAAGCCTCGTTGTACAGGGGGAAGACAAGACCAAATTGAGGTGCCAGCTGATGGGCGAGCGCAAGGTCTCCACCCAGATCAGCTGCCAACCCCCGCGTGTGATTGGATCCCTTACCACCCAAGCTCTCCGGCTTGGCTACCCAATTACTCGCAGCCTGTTCGCTCCCGTACTTCGCTAACGCATCATTCCACAACTGGACTTGACGCGCATCAGATCGATACCCACTGTTGATCCAGAGTCGCCCACCCGAAGCGTTGATCAGTTGCTGCAGGGCACCTGCAAATCCTGGATTCAATCCGGTGTAGGCGGGGCCATAGTCCTTGACAGATGACTGCGCCATTTGTTGGGGATTCGAAATCCCAGCATCCGGGACGTCCTGTTGACCAGGGAGATTTCCAAGGCTTACCATTACGGTGATGCTGCTCCCACGATCGGAGGTTGCGGCGACGTTCTTGATAGCGCATCGTTCCAGACCTGAGCCTGGGATCCCCAATCGACCGCCATCGCCTCATTTGGATAGTGCTGCCGGAAATACTGCTCAACATCCGCCTGAGGATCGACATTGGTCGTCGTACCTCCGGTAGGCTGATCAGCACCCGACACATTCGTGACCTTCTGTTGGGCCATTTCCCGGCTATGAATCAGACTGACGAGAGTGGACACATCATCGGAACTTGGCGTGCGCCCGAGAATCTGTACAGCCGCGTCATTCGCCGCTTTCGTGATCGCTGCCGGATCGCTCAAAGAATATGTGACCACACCCTGAGATACCTGTGCCTTCTTCTTCGCTGCGGGATCGGCAGCCTGCCAATGAAGCAGATCCTGCCAAGTGAGATTCTTGCCCGCCTCGTAATAACGATTCGCAGCCATCATCACTCCCGCGAAAGCTGCAATATCGTCGTTGGTCAGCGAATTCTGGTTCAGATCGGCAAGTTTCATCCCACTCGGGTAATAACCCGAAAGCCACAGCTCGTTCTTCATGTCCCACAGCTGCTTCGGGTCCATGTCGTACAGACTCTTGATTTCGCCCTCGACAGTCGACGTCTTGATCACATTGTGGCCGGGAATTCGAGGACCAGCCTGCGCATAGGGGTCCGCGCGCAAGGTTATATCGGGCGATCCGAACAGCGCGTTTTCTCCTGGAGTCAGGAGCACGTTCTGCTGGTCTTGCTGGATATTCTGACGATACAGAGCCTTGCCTTTCGCGTCCCGTATCTCTAACCATACCTGGGTGTTCTGGTTGGCCCTCCGAAGATCCGACTGCGAGGGGTTTTCACCGACATCGCTGTTGATGGCAACATGAACTCCGCCCCCAAAATCCGGTGCCGACACGTCGACCAACCGTCCGCCCCATCTCATATGGTAGACTTTGTTGCCCCTGGGCGCAACATCAGGCAGCCCAGGATGCATCGGAGGTTGTTCATACGACGACCCCGTATACAGAGTCGCAGTCCAGAAATTCTGCGGCCCCACGTCCCACGGATTGTAAGTTCCGCTCGTACCCCCACCGAGACCAGTAATGCCAGCCAACAGATTCGGATCAAGACCCGAAGACTTAGCAATAGCCGCGATCTGATCCTGAGACAACCCAGAGACAGGCGTACCGGTCGGCGCAGCAGGCTTCCCACCAGCTGCCTGGACATATGCTTGCCCTGGAGTCGCCATTATGCCGCCGCCTCACCTATCGTCGTAGGACCAGGCTGGGTAAGCGGATCACTGTCCAGCCACCGATTATACAGGTTCGAGAACGCTAGCCCATTCGGGCCTTGCTTCATGCCCTGGACCACGGTACTCCACAGGTCTCGCAGATCGGTATTATCCGACGCCTGGATGCCATGAGACGGGCGAGCGCCCAATTCCGCTACAATCACGTCACGCGTCTTCAAGTACTTGTCCAGCATCGCGATGTCTGGACGTTGACTGAGACGAGGATCTTGGGCGAGTACCTTCATCGCCGCAATCCGGTTATTCCACTTAACCTCGTCACGCTGCGAGTACTCCTGAAACCACTGAGGATGCTGTTGAGCAATTCCCGCGATGACCAAATCCTTCAACTGCCTCAGAGGGGCAGCCGCCTTCGTATTGTAGTTCATCGAGCCGCTCTGTGCAAGTTCGGCATCGAGCAGGTCCATCGTGCGAGTGAACTTTGTCCAGCCCAACCTAGCATCCGACTGATTGATGATGTCCTCAGCTGACAGCGCCGACCGCTGCATGATGTCCGACCCCGGCCGAATCGGTGTCGAGAGCTGCTTTTGGTAGGCCGCTGCACTGAACTGAGTAGGAGATCCGCCGCCTTGATCGCCAACAATGAGAGAACCAAGCTCCGGGAATCGCTGCACCAAGTTCTGATACTTCGCATAATCCTGGGACCCCTGCAGCGTTGCCGGGATTCCATTGTTCAGCTTGGTGAACGCCTGCGTCAACGCGAAGTAATCATCACCGAACTGGTCGAGGAAGTGATCCTGTGCATTCTGGGGGTCCTTCTTCAACATTGCCTGGTACTTCTCGAGGAACGGCTGATACGGAGAATCGTACTGCAATGCCGCGGGAGAGAACATACCTGCGACCAGCCGGAGGCGCATGAACTGGTGAGCCTCCTCTTTTGCATCCGTTAAGAACTTCGATCGCACATCCGCATTATTGAGATCGAGGCGGGGAAGCTCCCCGGTGTGCATCTTGGTCAGACGAGTCACGACGATCCGATTGTAGGCAGCACGGAACGAGCGCCCATTCTCATCGGATGTCGCAATCGCACGTTGAACGTTCGGCGGCATGAACGACTGGACGATATTGTCGGGGACTCCGTATGGGTAGATGAATTTTAACGAGTCGGCCAGCTCGGGGTGATTCTTGACGAACGGACTCAACGCCACGTCCACCCACGGACCGAACCCCGGAAGTCCCTCACCGGCCAGCGTCAGACCCTTCGTCTGGAACCGGATGTATCCCTGATCATCCAAAGCGCTCTGGAAGAATCCGTGATTCACGATCGATTGGGCAATCGACGGAAGCCGGAGACGTACATAATTTTCTCCGGTGTCGGGATCCTTCCAATTGAGACCCATCTTATTCGGCGCTCCGAGAGCAAGCCGAGCCTGATTGATGAACGCCGGATTCTCGAGCGCCAGACCGGCCCACCGTTGGATCGTCTGCTGCCAGGCGGGGTAGAACGGCATGACTGTTCTAACCATATTGGCGAACTCGCTCCGGTTAGCAAAATCGTACATCAGGTCACGAGTCACATTGACGGCCTGATCCTTCGCTGTCCTCTCGATGTTCCGCAGGTAACTGTCAGTCAGCACACCCGGCTCGATACCCGTCAACGAACGTCGCATCTGAGCGTAATACACTCGTGCGGTCAGCTGATTATTGATCAGGTCGTCCAGAGGAAGCTTACCGAGCGCCGTGTATGCCTGCTCGATAATTCCCTCGGTCCGCTTGATCGTCGGACTCTTGCCGAGGACCTGCTGTGTATACTCGCCATGGAGTGTCGGCATCTTCGCGAAGTCGGGCGTCGCAGCCTGGGGTGTCAGAGGCGTCGGACGCTGGTAATTGTCCAGAGTCTGCTGGACTTCCCCTCGCACTCGATCTGAGAGGGGATTGGGAACCTGATGGATATCGGCTGCGATTGTCTTGTCGCCACGAGCGAGCGCTGCGTGCATCCGATGATTCCCGTCGATCAGAACGTAGTTGCCGTCCCCGGTGGGCACCAGTTCAACCCGCTCTTCGTGCGATCCAGTGACATATGAATTAATTACACCCTCGACTTGATTAGGACTAACAGAACCTTGGACAGTCACGATCTTGTCGGTCGGAATCTGCGCCTTGGTCAAGGTTCGAGGCTGTCCACGCGCTGGGTCCCACGCCGCGTTATAGACCTCACCAATACTCCGGTCGCTGTCGAGAAGAGGGAGCGCCGTATTGGCGTAATTCTCCGGCGTTCGGTATTCTGAGGGTTCACCCCGGTGTATACGAATGTCGTCGAGCAGAGTCAACTCATTCTGCTCTACACCTGTTAGCTCACTCCAACTAACCCCCGCTCCCGACAGTTGATTGATCCGCTCTTCAAAATCACCCTTGTTCAAACCGCGAATCTCTTCAACCCTATGAATTGGAACATTGTATTGATCCGCGAGGAAACTGTTAGACTTTCGCAGTGGATCCCCAGGACTTTGTGACCGAACATGCTGATTAACCCACGCCTCTACTTCTTGCTGAGCAAACTTGTCGGTAGGCGAAACTGCCCGCTGCAGATCATCAATGTTCAGATGGCCCTCACGGATGAGCTTCCTTCCAAGGTCGTCGTGCAGGGCCAACGTATTGTGGGTCAGCTCAGAGAGTGTCTCCGTCCACGCCTCTGGATCCCGAGCACGAATCGGATTTTGCTTGGCCCATGCACGACCCTCCGGCGTGTGCTCGAGCCACAAACGCCCAACTTCCGCCCCATCTTTGCCCTCAAGACTTTCGCCCGGGAATCGATAGCCAGCCCCCGCTCGCCATCCAACCTGCTCACCGGGCGGAGTGTAGATCGGCTCACCCATATTTAGATCGTGAGCGAGCATCACTCGAGCAAGCGGGTCTTTGCCGATGTCTTGGTTGACAATGCGCTCCCACTCGCTATTGTATGCATCGTTACCAGGCATGATCGACGTATGCGTGAGATCGTTCGGCTCTGGCCGATTATCGATCGACGCCCGGTACGTATCTTTGGATGCATCAATGCCACGAGCCGCAGCAAGGTCATTGTTGTATGTAACAATGTTCTTGTGTACATCATTGGTATCGAGCGGATGTCCAAAGACCTCATGAGCCAAATAGCCGTTGACCTCGAGCTGCTTATATGGAACCTCATCGAGAGAACGGCCCAAAACCTGAGCACCCGTTCCAAGTGCTCCACCGGCCAGCGCACCAAGCGGTCCAGCCACGATGCCGCCAAACAACGCCCCGGTTCCACCACCCCAACCGAGATTCAGCGCATCACTGGCATGAACCCAGTAATTCTTCAACCCGTTCTTCCATGAAGCATAATCTTTCATGCCCTTCATGAGTTCCGAAGAACCCATCGCCAGATCCTGCATCTTGGCCGCCATCGCCAATCCGTGTTCCCCCATAATACGGACAGGCCATGCCGGTCGCAGAAGCACACCCGCACGCCACATGCTCATCGAGCCGTTAATCAACGTCTGAGGTACACGCCCATGCTCATCCATGAACTGATGGTACTTGCTGAACTGATCCTCAACCTTGGGGAAGTTAGTCATCGTGTAGATGTCCGTCGGATTCGTCGGCCTCGGCATGATCACTTGTTCCAGCTGGTCATCGAAGGGAAGCTGGATCTTCACGTAGTCGTTGCCCATCTGAGTTGCCTGCTGAACCGCGTTGATTGCTTTCTGCCTGTATTCTTCCGCTCCCGACGATATTCCCTTCAAATCGTCAGGATGAATTCCATGCCGATCAGCAACCAGCTGTAGACCCGCCTGCTCAGCTTGCTTCACCAACGTCAACCGACCCGGAACTGTCGTACCATCCGCCAAAGTCTGGTCCTGCAACGGAGCATTCGCAAGCTTACCAACCCATTTGTCCTGATCCTCCAAAGACATACCAGCCTGGCGCAGATTGTAGCGCACCTGGTCGACATATCGAGGATCACCCAGATTGATGATGCCGGTCGGCACGGTGTTCGTAAAAATCCGCAATGGGCGTGTATACGGCGACGCCTGGAAAAACTGGCTCTGCAATGGATGGGAAAGGTGGTATAACGCACCTTGAGCCTGCGGCTCGTACCTCAACTCACCGGTAATCCGCTGCAGCCTCTCGTTAGCATCCAAAGCCTGCATTGTCGCATCCGCGTCCGCCGCAGGATTCGCATCAGGATTGTACAGATTAGACTGATGCCACTCCGGCGTATATGTCGGATCATGCATCATCGCCTGATCCTCGACCTTGACCCGCAAGCGCTCAGACAGGGCTGGGTCATTCTCAGCGATCTGCCTAATGACTCGATTATCACCCATCATTGCCTGAATGACCGTCTGATCCATCGCTGGACCAGAAGATTGCGCCAATGCTCCCGCAGCGTCGTAGCTGATCGGATCCCGAAGCACGCGATTCTTAATGTAGGCCGCCCGCTGATTAACATCTGGAATAGTCTCACGGACCCTCTGTAGAACCGAGCTGAGCGCATCCCACCTAGGAGAAGCCAAATACTGACTTATCGTCGACTGACGAGACGCCACACCCGCCGCAGAGCTTGCTGCAGCACCCGCAGCCGTTGCCTCCTCTGGCGTCGCACCCCCCCTCAGAGCTTCCTTTGTCGCAGTCTTCTCAGCAGCCTTCGCGACCCCGACTTCCTCAATCGGCCCCCTGACTCCTTCAAAATACGCAGCACCAAAATCTCCTGCCAGAGATGCTGGATCGAGGATTTTTCTGAAAGCGAGAGCATCGGTCAATCCCGATGTTGCCTTATAGAAATCAGACCCATCGAACTTGTTAACCTCACCCTGATTCATGATATCGACCTTACCGCGGTCGAAACCGAATGAGGGCAGGAGGCCGAAGTGTATGTTCTCAGCAAGCGCCTGACCAGGCGACTTGTGATTGGTCATCTCCCAGGAATCATACCAAGCCTGCGGATCGAAAAGAACACCCGGATCGCCCGGACTATGGCCATGCTGACCAGTCCAAATGCTCGACTCAGCGAGCGATCCCACATACAGCGCCGTAGCTAACGGATGCGAGATACCATGGGAATATGCCCACTGATCTGCATCCATGACCGGCCGGACTGTGTAACGTCCCGGAACTCGCGCAAAATCAGGGAGTCCACCAACCGGCGCACCGATCGCACCCTCAGGACCAAAGACATTCTGCAGCGTGTCAGCACCACGCTGGGTGGCATCGTTCACTATGGCATGGAAAAAACTGCCGAGCGAATAATCGCTTTGACCTTGTGTGTCTCCAGCGATGTCCTGGACAAGACCGTATGTCGGTTCTTCCACCGCACCCCAGAACCCACTGACCGTCTTGCCGAGTCTATCGAGAAAGCTCATGCTGGCGGCGGAGGTTGACCGGGAGCTGGCTGATTCGGAGCAGGCTGCTGATTCGGCGGATTCTGCCCGACCAGATTCTGCATGTTCAACTGCGCCGGAATCGAACCACGGACACGACGTACGAAATTGCGAGTCGCATATGTCGCGGTCGGCTGATCGGCCAACGCCTCCAACATCGGCAAGAACTTCAACAACGCCGCACTATCTGGGTTCTGAGGAACCATCGGTGCGGGAACCGCCTCCGTGCCTGGCCCAGGTCCAATCGGCAAACCGGCAGTCACCGGCTCCTGAGGGATCGCAGTCGGCTGCGCCAGATGGTCACCCGGTCCAAGCGGACTCGCCTGAGCCGCATCGATCCCAGACTGCAAACGATCAGTCGAATTCGGCAACGGGACAGATGCCTGCTGCTGCATCAGCGCCTGATGCTCGCCATAAGGAAGACCCGTCGGCGCTCGAGCAGGTTGCACCATCGACGCAGCTTGCTGCGGACCCGCGGAGGGAGGCTGACCTGGCTTCGCCTTTCTCGGCATTACGGCCTCCCACCTCCACCACCTGGCGGTCCACCGACAGCACCCGTCCTAGGTGTCGGAGCAACCGGCGCACCCGCACCTGCTTGACCACCCAGCGCCTGTAGCAAGGCGGCAACCCCGGCAGGATTGCCCCCACCGGGACCCGCCTGCGGTGGAGGCTGTTCCACCCCAGCTGTCCCCGCAGGACTCAAACCGGGCTGTGTTTCAGGCGCTGCAGCCTGACCAGGATCGGGAGGCGGAGCTTCCGTAGCCTGCCGCTTCTGAGCCTGCTCGTGCGCTTGCTTGACCGCGGTGATGAAGTTGCCGCTCTTGTTGTAGATATCGGCGACCGCAAGAATGTCGACCTCTGAAACGGATCCCTGCTGCGCTCTCGCAAGGAAGGAAGCAAGAGTCGCATCCTGCAAAGCCTCGAGAATGACGGCCTTCTCCTCCTCATCCGGATTATCGACCATTGGATGCTTACGCTGCGCGGTCCGCCGCCCCATCAGCTTCATCTGCATCGCTTGACCGAGCGCCACTGTGAGCTGAGAAACGTCCAATCCAGTCGCTCCATAAGCGACAACGTTCGCACAGTCTTCCATGTCCTTGCTCGGCTGGAACTCAACATATCCTCGGTCCGATGGCCACCCTGAGAAAATCGTGAACTTCTTGTTTGGCCAGTAACCCTTGTAGACCGCATGGATGCCTTCATTGATCGCAGACAGCTGGTACTCGATCATCTCCTGGACTTCTTGAACACGCGGGTCAACAGCATACTGACCGAGCTGATTGATCGTCTGCCCCGAACGGACAGCACCCGTCATCTCACCTCCGAAAATCCCGGGCTGTCCGGCGCTCATGCGGACGGATCGTTCCAGGCGATCGGCCACCTGGAAGGTGCCAGGGTTAAGTGTATGCCCCAATTCGCCGATTTTCTCAGCGCCAGCAATCAAGTTCACCCGGCCAGTACGTCCATCTGCCCAGCTGTCAGCACCAATGAGCGCAATCTCCTCGTTCGCCCTGCTCATCAGGTACTTGTCGGCGAACACACCCTTCTCGGCAGCAATCGCCTCCAACGCCATCAGCTGCGCATACATGTCGATGATCGGGACCATCTTGGTCACCTGACCAGCGATACGATCGAGTGTCACTCGTCCAGGACAGACAAAGGGAACCATCGCAGCACGATTGGCCCACTGACGAAGCTTGAGCGGCCCTCGGCTCGAGCCATAACCACGAATCGGGTCGGGCACCTGACCCCAAGACATCCGCGGGCCAAGGATTCCGATATAGATGGTCGCCTCATCTATCCACTCGAAGATGTCCCACAGGTCACTGTGGTAATCGTGGAGATACTGTCGAGACTCAGGGTATGTCTGAACGATCCAGTCGGGCGACCTCGGGTAGACGAACCCGATATTGGTCGGGCAGCGGACCTCTTCCGGTGACGTATCATCAGGATACGCAGTCAGTGGGTCTCGAACCTCGATCCTTGGTCCGTCCTTACTATAATCGTTCGACTCGTTGAAGTACGGCACGACACCCATGCAGTTGACCCCATAACCAACCAGGTGCCGTGCCGCACGTCTCAGCTTCAGTTGAAGCTTGGAGTTGTACCAAGTTGCGTTATACGCTCGGCGGCGATTCTCCGCTCGCTTATCAGCTTGAGTCTTCCCAGGGTCCATCGACGGGACGAACACAGCGGGCCGGGTCGACGCGGCACGCATTGCTGTGTTATCGATGGTCTCAGCGATAAGAGCGGGAATCGGTGGCTGAATCGACGGCTCGTCAGGGACTTCGGTCATCGGCATCACGAAATCGCCGTTGTAGCGATCGCGAATGGCGATCATATGCCGCTTGATCAGCGAATCTTCACTCTGTCGGAGCTGCAAAGCATTGACGGCTTCATCGAAACTCAAGCCCGACATTAGCGCACCTTATTCTTATTGCGTCGTTGTTGACAGGTCCGGCAATAACGCTTACCGTCTCGCCTTTTTAGCCAATCCAAGCTACCGCACGATCGACACGTTGAGCCGTAATGGACCTCATCGTGCTCTGCTCGAGTTAACCCTTCTAAGTGCGTAATCTCGTAGCAGGCCTTGTTCTCACAGAGATGGTGAACATTGATGCCTGGGGGAATCTCTCCATGTTCTAGGAGATACGTCAAACGATGGACACGTTCGATTCTGCCTCGAACCTTGATGACGCCATACCCCGCGACCTTTGCGTGAGGCCAGATCTTACATGGCCTATCGGAGAATCCGGTCATATGTGAACATCCCGGTTTTGTAACCTGTCGGACTGAACGGATCCCCGGCTGTCGTGATAGCTGTAACCTTGGACTCGTGTTCTTTGCGGAACTGCTGCCACTTGATCCAAAGGAACCAGAGGCTCATCACGAGGTCTTGCGTGCGCAGGCGTGTGGGAATTGTAGCACGCCAAGCCACTAGTTCGCCAATGAGATCCTGGAACGCTTTCTCGGATTCTGCATCAGACGCAGGTATCCAAATGGTCTGGTCAATGAAGCTCGACGCCATACGTGCGACACCGAACGTCTGATCCAGCTTGTTCGAGGCGGTGGTGTGCTCAACGATCGTGAATCCACATTCACGCCTCATCTTCTCGAGACGTTCGTCCCTTGCTAGCGCTTTCTGGAACGACACGGCCTCGACGATGAGCTTGGTGAAGTGAGTGCGCTGCCAAGTCGTGAAGATTCGACTCAGGATTGCCTCGCCGGTCGCTAGCTCGAAGTGATGCTCCGCCATCATCAGCCTCAGGTGGGAAACAGAGACGGCAGCGGCAGTCAGGGCCGTGTATTTGTCGATAGCGGGATCGATCGACGCCCATACGTCCTCCTCGATTTCAGCGGGTTGCAGAACTCTAAAATCCGATCGGCGGCAATCCTGGACAACTTCTACTTGGAACGTCGCTGCGCCATCGTCTTGAGGCGCCATCTGGTAAGCTCGAGACCAGATTTTCGGTCCCACCTTCTTCCGAACCTGCTCGAGCTTCTCGAGTGGGAGGCGGTCATTCCACAGCGCGTTACCCTTCCAGTCGATCGCAGGCATCACGATCACGTCATCCACCACGTCGCCCTGATCTAAGAGCTTCACGTAGAAGTCGGTCTGGGCAACCCGCGTGCCAATGATGACAATTCGGCCTTCATTCGGATCGATTCGGGTGTAGATGTCCTGCTGGAACTTGTCGACCATTGCCTCGGTAGTGTTCCCCTTCTCCGCAGTACGCAAAGTTTGGTAGTCGTCGAGGACAATCGTATCCGAACGAACTCCATAGATCTGGCTCACCCAACCCATCGCTTCTAAGGAATAGTCCTGCTCGTCATGGGTGGAGTTGCACACTGTCATGAACTCAGCAGCCCACGGTCGTCCGAACTTCTCCTGGCCGACCTGATAGAAAGGCCCGAACTCCGAGATGTACTGCGGAGCGATCGCTGTGTCGGTCATCCTCCGCTTCACTCGACCGATCACTTTCGCCGCCAACTTACTCGACTCCGAGATATACAGGATCCGATGGTTCGCATCGTATGCGAGCTTCCAGTTGATCCAGTCGGTGAGCATTGTCGTCTTACCATGATTCGGCGGGACCAGGATCATCGTCACCGACCCTGGCTTCGAATGCTCGAGCGCGTAGATCATCCGCAGGTGGAACGGCGGACTCATCATCTTGAAGTAACGACCGCGGAAAGTGGCGAAGTCGTCTTTCCTGAGTGGTTCTTCCTTTCGAATTCTAATCTCAGTAAGGAGAGAGTCGTGCAGCTCACGGAACTCGGGGTAACGAGGCCTCCACTTCTCGTAGGTCTTCCGCATGATGCCGACCATATCGCATGCCTGGACAATCGTGTAGCCCTGCAGCCTCAGAATCAGAAATTTCTCCATCGTCTGGATCATGTTGAACGTGTTGGGCTGCATAATCCCAGGAGGCGACATCGCCGCCCAGATCCCGGTCGAATCTGCCAGATTCTCACGCTGGGTCATCTGGTCGATCTTGCCGGGCACCACAGACTTAGGCATGCTCTACGCACTCCTTATGTCCGCAAGAATTGGTGTATCCGGCGAACAATTCTTCTTTACGCACGCGCACGTACTGGCGCTCGCACCAACAAGTAGTCATCAACTCTCCATCCGGAAGCTGCACGAGAGTGTGCGCTACGTCAACAACGAAAGGACTGAGTTTGTAGTGCTTGACGCCTAACGCTTTATAGTCTCGAGCGTATGGCATTCACGGACCTGCTGCGGGCACACCCCATCATAACACGCCGAGGACTCTCCGTCAATACCCTGGTTGGCACGCCAAATGCTAGGGGTCTTGACAGCGGGTCCAGGCCGTGGTACAATGGCGTCGTGCCGCGCAGAGGACTCCAAGGGTCTGCAGCTCACGGACTTGTCTGCGTTGGCACACGTCTCCTAGGCGGTGACGTGGAAGTGACCTCTGGTGGGGGAGCAGGTTTTGGTGTGCTCCTTTCCTGCTCTCCCTCCGAGGGGCCATGCTGAACCTGGTCGCGGCTATCATAGTTGCATCGGCTGCGATAGGGTTCGCCATCGAAACTTGGCGGGACTTTCGGTAGCCCAAACATCCATAGCTTCGGCACGCCTCCACGAGCAGGCCAGTTCCCTTTCACAGACCGGAACAGCGTCATCCGGAAACGGAGAAGTTCTCGCATGGATGCGGTGGTTGTGAGCAAGTGTCTAACACGGCACAACCGACCATAGGATGGCCGAAGCGCGGAGCTAGCTTCGTTAATGACAGTCAGCTCGGGGGGGGGGACTTAATCGTTCCCACAATTCTGCACGTCACCCGATTCCCCAAGGCTCTAGACCTTCCTTCTCCGACACAGAATCCGAGTTACGACAAGTCGTGTCCGAATGAGGGATGCCCACGGCACAGTGTGGACTCAGCAACCTCACAGGCTGTGCACAGTTGGGATACAGCTACCCCTCAACTCGTCGACAGTGGAACAACAGTTCCGATTCAAGGAGGACCCAGGTAGACCACAGGCTCCGTTTACCCAACGTTTGCCAGACGTTCATCTCCCGTTTCCCCGTCTCACAGGCTCGTGCCAGGCGGCCCTGGTATGATGGGTTTGTGCCGCTCCCCCCGCCGACCGAGACCCCGCCCGGGGTCACAGCGTGGGCACAGGCGACACACAGGAGAATCACAATGCGCACACAGCACGAGGTCACAGCGGAGACCCAGGAGGCTGCCAAGCTCCTCACAGGCGAGGCCCAGGCCGTCGGGACGATCCTGACGATCACGGCGCCTAAGTCGGTGGATGGGCGCAGCTGCGAATGCGGCTGCGGCGGCAAGACCAGCGGCGGCTGGTGGGTCCCCGGTCACGACGCGAAGCGGAAGTCGCTCCTCTTCGCCGAGTACCGGTCGGGAGACGCGAGGCGCAAGGCGACGGCCGAGGCGGAGATGATCCGCCGCGATTGGCCGCTCCCGAACGCCAAGGCGGACAGGAAGCCCACAGCGACGGCGTAGGCGGCACACAGGGGGAGCGCAAGCTCCCCCGCCGTCAGCGATCACAACACACACACAAGGAGCACACAGTGAACACGAAGACCACCAGCAACATCGACGACGACGGGTTCGGTTACACGTTCGACGTCGTGGTCGAGCGGGTCGTCGGCACGATCAGCGTCGAGCACGGTCGTGGGTTGTCGCCACGTCAAGCGGCGTGGGAGCTGATCTGCAACGAGGGCGATGAAGGCAAGTACTCCTTCCCGCTCGAGGAGGGCAAGACCGAGCACATCTGGGTGCACCGCACCGAGGCGTGACGGCTCCGGGGGGAGGGCAACCTCCCCCCGCCGCCACCGTGTGTTCCACGTGAAACAGCGGTGGACCCGGCTACGTCGGCACGTTCCAACCTTGGAACGATCGATCTCGTGGATGGTGGCAATATTGTACACAAG